CAAGCTTCCATTTCTTAGCAGCTTCTTTCAAACATTTTTGTAAGTTAGCTGCTGGTAAATAAGGGTTACTAAACCCTTCAAAAGATACAGAGTTTTCACTTTCATCAAGTGTAACTTTACCTTCTTTTTTCCAATAGCCAGAATAAAGCCAATCCAAAATACGAATAGCCCTATGGACTCCTTCTGTTTTTGCATTGCCTTTCTTATCTGTAAAGAATTTCTTGATTTTTTGATGCTGCCCTATAGGGTCAGAGTAATTAACATTTCCACAAAGTAAAGGTGTTGTACCTTCCACTGAAATGTTTACGAAGCGTTGAGTCATAATAAATTTTACTGGGATAAAGGTTCGTGAAGAACCCATAAAAACTATTACAAAAAAAGTTTTTAAGAGTCCATCTAAAAGTTGGCCAAGGATAATAGAGCCAGGAATAATAAAAAATAAAAAGAAGAAAGAGCCTAGAGTTAACTAGGCGTGGTTAATAAAGTTTTTAAGAAAGATATACAAGAGAATAACTAAGCATATCCAAACAATAAGACTAGTCATCTTTCTCCTTAGTATCTAGAGCTTTATAAGCCTCTAATAATTCCTTATTAGTTGCTTCCTGGGCAAACCATATACGCTCTACCTCTGCACGTTTAGCAGCTTTTAATTCTGCTTCGTGATTGCTTTTGTTGTTAGTCATAATTGATAAAACACATAAGTACAATATTCGCCAGCATTTAAGCCAGGATAATAAGGATATTCAAAGTGAATATCTTCTTTAACGTCAGCGTTATGCTCACGTTTAACACCTATTAAATCTAAAGTTTCTTTAATAAGTTGCTCTTCCCCATCTTCTAAAGAGTCTTTAACATTATTAGCTATGTAAGACGCCCAATAAATAGGCAGTCTTACATTAACTAAGTCAGGGTTTTTAGTAGTCATAATTAACCTTTAGATAATTGAATAACACCATCAGGAACACCCCCTGCCTCCCTTACTGGATTGTCTATTTCTGGAATAATAATTCCTAGTCCAGGATCTTCACGCCTAATAAACAATCTTTTTTTGAGAGATCTTCTACGACTAACAAAAGTTTTACATCTTTCAAATAGATCTTCGGGTATGTCAACAGCTTTTTCTGCATCGTCTTTAAGGTGATACAGCATAACGACTCTTGAGCCACACCAGTCAACACCGCTAATTTCGTATTCACTAGCTAGACGATTACTAAAATCTTCTACTAGGTCTTCAAGATCTCTTGAACATACGATACATTGCGGAAAATTCCACTTTGTTTCTTTTTTGTTGTTAGTCATTTTGTTGTCTCCTTGTTGTCTGGTGTATAACCTGTAGCGGGATTATATTCTCTAAAGATTTTTTTGTATTCACTAAATTCTTGTGAAGTGAAATAGCGTACTTTTCCATTAAGGTCAGTAACTTTAATCATTTTGTAATCCTCCCATAAAAAGGGTTGTATCTTTTTTGATTAAGTTCTAAATAACGTGATGTTATTTTGTTGACTTCATCAATAGAACCATTAAGAATAATTTTTCCTAGTGTTCTATATTCTTTTTTTTCAAGCTTCGTAAGCATGATTAATAATTAGTAACTGGGCGGTTAAGGTTCACTTGTTAAGAGAACCCTTTAAAACCTCCGTAGAGGCTTTAAGGGATTGTCTAGGCTTCAACCAGTAGATTTTCTTTTAGATCTTCAATAAGGTTTGAAATATCATCTTCTTCTAAGATGTTTTTTTCAATTTGTATTTGTTGAAAAATCTCAGAGTCATACAATATCTCTTCACCCAAAATATAAGCGATCATATTTGCGACTTTCTCAGGATCGGAAAAATCTGTTGATATTTGTCCAAAGTTTGATTGCTCATATTCTTTGATTGTTTCGATAACGTCAAAGACTTCAGAGCCTAACCATTGTTTAGCTTTATAAGTTCCAATAATGAAATAATCTTCATTAAGTAAATAATGATGTAAATCTGATACATCATTATCTAGTCCTACTTGATCCTCAAGTTGAGAGATCATATAAGAGAGAACATCTTGCTTTAAAGTTTTCATTTAATTAATAAGATTCTGGGATTAGTACTATGAAAATAATTTCTAGTACTAATTGGATTATTACTATGAGTTGGCTACCGATAAAATAAAAACAGATAAATCTTTACACTTTGTAACAATAGACCCTATATACCCCCCTATCTTGTCCAATTATTGTCCTTTTACTGTCCAAAACACTATAAAAACCCCCACATCCAAGTCATAGATTAACCTGTAGTGCTGTCTCTATGACAGTACTACATATAAAAGACTCTATATATAGACTAAATTTGTACAAAAAGTTGTATATATGGGGTAAATCCTAGATTTGTATATATGCGTAAGCCTTTCAAATTTTTGCGTCAAAAACATTTTATAAGACCCTTATAGGACCACCCAGAAGGAAACTACAAGGGTCATTTATAGGGTCTTATGAGGAGAGAGAACCTATAAGTAAATTATAATGAAGATGCTGATGAAGGTCAAATCTATAGTTTATCTATGGATGGAACTTAACGACCCCCCTATAGTCCCCCCATGATCTATCTACAAGTGAGCTTTAATAAGAATTACTTATAAAGCCATCATCGGGGGTATTAGAATTTCTTATTTGTCCATGAGACATACCCATAGCAGTTTGAGAGATAGTGTTATTCATAAAAGACCCCCAGTTATCTAGGTGTACTCTAAGCATTTCATCTTTACGAGAGTTAATATTGCGGTCTTCATCCTGGTTCATGTATTCAGTCCAGTAAGCTACAGCACCAGATAGAGCATCAAGGATGTCATCGTGAACTAAAGAACCTCTATGTCTTGTTATACGAGACATTTGATAGAAGAGTTGAAGCTTTAGTTTTCTTTCTGGAGCTTCATTAGGGTTAGATCTATAGTCTTTTTCTACTACCTTTCTGTCAATTATGAGTCTATGAGAGTTCATTACAGGTTCTAAGGTATCTATTATGCGTAATTCTTTAGTTTTAGTGTTTCTAACGTCTTGTATTTCACAGGGATGATACCTCATAAGGAAAGGTTTCATGAGTTCTGCAAACATACCACCACCCATGTTTGATTCTACAAGGATTGTATTAACTTTATTAGTCTTAGCTATCTTAGATAAGGTTGTTAAAACTGCGTCACTGTAACCACCGTTAAGACCCCCTGCATCAGGAACGTATAGATTACCATTAAGCATCTTCACAACAGCGTAACCAGTGGCATCTCGACCCTTCCCAGAGGGGTCTACGAACATCACAGAGCCTGTATATTCAATCCAATCACCAAATTGTTGGGCAGGTCTGTAGAAATGATCACCATTAAAGCCTACACAAGGTAATTCTTTGATTACATACTCTGGTGATGATGACCATATAATCTTTTCTGGTGCGTGATCAATGTTAACACTGCTGATAATAAGGTCTGATAGCTTAAGAGGGTATCTATCTTGGTCAGATAAGCTAGTGTCTAGCATAAACTGTAAAGAGAACCCAGAACGGCCATAGGAGGCCTCACGTTCCATCAGATCTATTGATGAGAACCTATCAGGGTCAACAGGTTCTTTAGGCTTTACAAGCTCTTGTACAAGCTTTTCTGTTAACTTAGGAGCTAATCTGTCTCCATAGTTGTTTTTAAGCTCTGGATAACGTGCAGTCCAGATGCGTGTTGTATATCCACGCTCTTCTAGGGTTAGATATAGAGATTGTTCTGTTTGTGGTGTACCAAGAAAAGTTATCTTACCGTTTGGTTTGAGGATTGCATCAAATTCTTTTACAGCTTCCGATAATTTATCTCTCATTGGTTGGGTAAAGCTGTTATTTGGTACTTCTACGTCATCTGCTATGACCTCATCTGCACGACTACCTGCCATTTGCCCTAGAACACCTTGAGACTTTACTGAAGGGGCGTGGTCAGCGTGTGCAGGGCCAACATCAAAACTTATCTTACTGTTTCTTTGTGAATCATCTGGTCGTAATGGAGCAAGTATAGGCATCTCATTGATCAATCTCATAGTAAAAGTAGAGAAATTATCTGCTCTATCCTTACTTGCAGATACAACAAGAAACTTTAACTGTGGATTCATTCTTAGTTTCCACACAACATAGGTAGATGTAATCCAACTCTTACCTACACCTCTAAAAGCCTGTATGATCTTTCTACGAGGTCCGTATTGTAAATACTCAGCTATGTCTAATTGAACTGGCGTGGGGTCAGGTAGGTTAAGATGTCGCCAGGTTATTATTAGAAAGTATCTAAAATCTTGTAGTTTTTCTGGTAAAGGTTGCAATTATCTCTCAAGTGCAGGTATTACATCAAGGTCTGGTAAGTTTGACATAAGATCTTCCATAGGATTCTTCTCTGTTGGTATACACTCTATGCCATTATCTTTTAATAATTGTCTAGCTACATTAAGATCTCCTGGTTTTGCTTCGCCACATTTTATCTTCCCTAATAGTTCTTGTATCAGAACAGTTTGAAGATTTTCTAATAATTCTAACTTTTTTTCTTTTCCCATAATTAGAATTGGTTTTGAAACTAATATACCTTGTTTTATCAAATTATGCCTAATAAGCTAATCGGACAAAGATTCCAAATCAATGATCGTGTATCTAGAAAGAACTATTCTGTTATAGCTAATACATATAAAAAAAAGTATGGCAATATTACTGAAACTATAGAAAGAAAAAACTCAGCAGGTACTAAAATGTATTACTACAAGGTGTTATGGGAAGATAATAGATCATCTGAACACGCCCAACATAGTCTTGATTCTGTTGAGTAAACTTTTCTTTTTTGGTTTTAAATTATTTTTGTAATGATGAAGAGCCATTTCAGTTCTTAATAACTTAAGTTCTGCGTCAGTGATACGTTGCATTGCTGCCATAATAAGTAAATTTTGCATTTTGTTCTCTTTTACTAAAGCAAAACAATATGCTTTCATAATACTCTCTGGTAGTTCTTCCACTTCTCTACATTTCATTTCTATTTCTAACTCAACTTCAAGAGGTGGTTCGCCTATAAGTATTTTAAAAAACTCTTGGCTGTTCATGTCAGTTCATTTTGGGAAACAACTGTTGCTCCAACATATCAACGGCTCTGTCATCAAGGGTATTCGAGGTTTGCTTGCAGATTGCACGAAGAAGATCGACCACTAATCTTTTTACAGCAGTTGTGGTAAAGAACTTTAGTAGTATGGGTTTTAAGATTTTCAGCATAATTAGTATTGTGTTACTTTCCAAACATACCAATATTTGCTAAGTTTGCCATATAGCTGCCTAAATAAGCAGTGGTCAACAGCTTACTCCTCACACACTAGGCAGTTTTTTTAATATGGAAGATCAAGAACCAAGTAAAGTCGAAACCATTGTAAAAGTTTGCGTACTTTTGTGGTCAGCAACGCTATTATCTCTTTCATATTACGAACCGCCATCTGGTAAAAAGATTGTAGATTTTGATCCAACATTTATTGCAAGTATTTTCAGTGCTTCCACTGCGTCACTTGGGTTTTCAATAAAAAAGAAAAAAGATACTATAGTAGATAATAAGAACTCTAAAGTAGGCATC